CGGGTACGAGAGCGTTTGTTACAGATGCTTTGTCTCCAACTTTTGGTTCAACTGTTGCCGCTGGTGGTGCTGTAAAAACGCCCGTATACTCAGACGGTACAAACTGGAAGGTAGGATAATGGCAACCAAAAAGAAAACCCCTTCTTTGGCCATAGGTCGCGGCGAGAAATTGCCCGTCTCCAAAGGGGCGGGCTTGACTGCCAAAGGCCGTGCCAAGTACAACGCAGCAACAGGTAGTAACTTGAAAGCACCCCAGCCCAAAGGCGGTAAACGCAAGGACTCGTTCTGCGCGCGCATGAGCGGTATGCCGGGACCGATGAAAGACGAGAAGGGTAGGCCAACTCGTAAAGCCGCGTCTTTGGCGCGATGGAAATGCTAATGGACATTAACTTAATTTGGTCAACCGTTTTATCCGTCGCACTCGGCGGATTGTGGTTTTTTATTCGTGAAAGAATTGAAGAAGTCAAACGGATAGACATCTTGTTAAACAAGACACGAGAGGAGATTGCCCGTGATTACGCAACTAATTCAGAAGTGCAAAGAGTTACTGACCACATTGACCAACGCTTTAATCGCCTTGAAGCAAAAATTGATCAACTTATTCAACAAGCCCACTAAGGAGCAATGATGGCAACCTCGAAACTAAAGATGGTCAAAAAAGGCGGCAAATCAGTGCCTGCTTTTGCGGCCGATGGTATTGGAAAAATGAGAAAAGGTGGTATGGCTGCTTTTGAAAAGTCTAGTAAGGATGTTGAGAAGAAGGGCATAAAAGAAGGCTCTAAAGCTGACATGGCCATGGACAAAAAACAAATGATGAGAAAAGGTGGTATGGCAGGTATGCACAAGATGCCTGACGGCAAGATGATGAAAGATTCTGACATGAGCGACAAAATGGGTCGCGCTGTTAAACGTAAAACGGCCGACGTTATGGGCCGTGCAATGAAAAAAGGAGCTTAATCATGGCTGGAAAAGGAATGGGTTGCGCCACACGTGGCGGCGGTGCCGTGATGAGCGGCGCAAAGAATCACATGATGTCAGAGACCAGCAAAAGCACTGGTCCTGTCATGATGAAAAAAGGTGGCCTGGCCAACAAAGGCAACATCAATGAGCACAAGCGCATGGCCATGGGCAAGCCCATTGGCAAAATGGGCGGTGGCATGATGGCTAAAGGCTACAAAAAAGGCGGCATGTGCTAAATGGCCACCTCGGGCACCACTACGTTTAACCTGTCGATTGATGACTTAATCGAAGAGGCATTTGAGCGCTGCGGCATGCGGCCGACGAGTGGCTATCAGCTCACGTCGGCACGTCGCTCGCTTAACTTGCTGTTCCTCGACTGGGCTAATCGCGGGTTGAACTTGTGGACCATTGAGCAGGCCACATACGCGCTGACGGCAGGCGTCAATGAAATCTCATTGGACGCATCTGTTGTCAATGTGCTTGAGGCCATCATTCGCCAAAACAATCAAGGTATCAATACCGACGTTTACATTGAGCGAATCAGCCGTGAAGACTGGCTCAATGTGCCCGACAAGACCACGCAAGCGCGTCCGGCGCAATTTTACGTTCAGCGCACAAACATTCCCAAGGTGTTTTTCTATCCCGCAGCGGATCAGGACTACACCTTTGTCTACTACCGCATCCGTCGCATCCAAGACGCAGGCGCGTACACGAACGATGCTGATGTCAACTTCCGTTTTTTGCCTTGTTTGACGTCTGGTCTGGCGTACTACCTGTCGCTCAAGTTCGCCGCTGACCGCGCTGCTGCGCTCAAGTCGATCTACGAGGAGGACTTCCTCCGAGCAGCGATGGAGGATCGAGACACTGCCAGCGTGCAGTTTGTACCGGACCTGGGGGTATGACATGGCTTTTGCGACCGGCATATATTCCTACGGACTGTGCGATTACTGCGGACAGCGGTACAAGTACAACACCCTGCGCAAAAATTGGCGGGGATTTATGGTGTGTCCGGACGACTACGAGCCAAAAGAGCCGCAACTCGAGCCGCTTCGCTACAGAGGGGACGCCATTGCATTACGCGATCCGCGTCCCGACCGCATCGAGCCTGTGTCCGTCTTCGTGGGCGCACCAGGATTTACGGCGTTCCAGAGCTTCGGTAGCGTTCGAGGTGGCACTAACATGCAGCCGTACATCCAAGACCAAGCGCTTATCGCGCAAGGCGTTGTCGGCTCAGTGACTGTGAGTATCACATGACCTACAACGAACTTGTCACTAACATCCGAAACTACACCGAGGTAAACAGCAATGTGTTCACCGAGCCGGTGATCAACACGTTTATCACCATGGCGGAGAATCAGATTCTTCGCGAGATTGATTTGGACGTGTTCAAACTGGAAGTTACGGGCAACATGACCCAGGGCAACAAGTTTCTGGCCGCCCCTACGGACCTTTTGACGCACCGTTACATGATCTTGACGCCAGTAAGCGGTGATCAGTTGTTCTTGGATTTCCGGGACACGTCTTTCATGAAAGAGTATTGGTCCAACGGCAGCACGCAAGGCACGCCTAAGTACTATTCCGTGTGGGACCAAAACACGTTTTACATTGCACCTACGCCAAGTCAGAACTACAGCGTGGAGCTGGGCTACATTTATCGCCCCACACAGCTGTCGTCGACCAATACAACCACCTGGATCAGCAATAATGCGCCTGAAGCGTTGTTGTACGCGTGCTTGATTCAAGCCTACAGCTACACGAAGGGACCTGCTGAGATGATGCAGTACTTTCGCGGTGCTTACAAAGAGGCCATTCAAGGTCTGGGCGCAGAGCAGCAAGGCCGTCGCCGCCGTGACGAATATCGTGATGGCATGCTTCGTATTCCACTTAAATCGGATTCACCTGGACCATGATCACAGCACCAGCACCCGTACATGTAGGCAACGTCTTTGTCGAAACCACGCAACAGCGGGGTTGGACAACGGAAGAGCTGGCTGCGCGCGCGGCCGACAAGATCATTTATGTCGGCGATCAGTCGCATCCTGCGGTGCAGGCCCAGGCCAGAGCTTTCAAAGAAAGCGTCAAGCAAGTCGTGGCGTTTTACCTGAGAGAGGCGGTTGAACAGGACCGAGCAACTATCGCCTTGCGCCTGCGAGAGGTAGGTCATTCCGACTTGGTTCATTTGTTAGGAGATTAAAAATGGCATTTTCAGGCAATTACATGTGCACCAGCTTCAAAGTGGAGCTGATGAAAGGTGTACACAACTTCACAACCAGCACGGGCAACACGTTCAAACTGGCTTTGTACAACAACAGTGCTTCGTTCACTGCTGCAACGACTGCATATACGTCATCCAATGAGGTGTCTGCATCCGGTTCGTACTCCGCTGGTGGCGGCGCATTGACTAACGTCACGCCCACCTCCACTGGAACCACTGCGTTCACGGACTTTGCTGACTTGTCGTTCACCAGCGCGACTATTACCGCCTATGGCGCGATGATCTACAACGATTCGGCTGCGGGCGACCCATCCGTCTGTATTTTGGACTTTGGCGGTGCAAAAACGTCCACCAGTGGCACGTTCACTATCATCTTCCCGACTGCTGACGCTACAAGCGCCATCATCCGAATCGCCTAAGAGGCGGGTAAGTGGCAGATGCGATTGTTGCGTTTACTGGCTGGGATGCCTCTGTAGGCTGGGGCCAGTCCACTTGGGGAAATGCTCAACCTGAGCTTCCCCTGGGAACGGGTGCGGTCGGTTCTGTCACTGTTTCTGCTGATGCCAACGTCACGCTGACGGGGGTCTCAGCTACGGCCAGCCTTGGAGAGGTCACTGTACAGGCCAACGCCGATGTAAACGTCACTGGCGTCGCTGCCACAGGCGATGTAGGCTCCGTTTCCGTCACAGGTGATGCCAATGTGTCCCCCACTGGCATTGAAGCCACTGGGGCCGTTGGAAGCGTCACCGTCACGGCGGATGCCAATGTCCTGCTGACAGGGGTCGACGCGACAATGTTCCTGGGCAACGTGACGGTCACCGCCAATGCGGATGTCGCAGTTACTGGGGTCGAAGCCATAGGCTACATTGGCCAGGTAGACATGACTGGCGACGCCAACGTCACTGTGACGGGCGTCGTGGGCACGATGGCCCTGGGCAGTGTGACGATAGCCGCCAACGCGGACGTGTTTGTTACTGGGGTCCAGGCCGTTGGAGAGGTGGGCAGTGTTGACCACCAGGCGGATGCTAATGTCAATGTCACTGGTGTCGCAGGAACAGCGCAGCTGGGAACGGTATCGGTTGACGCCAGTGCAGACGCTCCAGTAACAGGATTGCAGGCCACTGCGTCCGTGGGCAGCGTCACGGCTGCTGCTGGAGCGGATGTCTATCTCGTCGGTGTTTCGGCACAAGGCCAGGTCGGAAGCGTGCTGGTTTGGAGTGTAATAGATGACAATCAGACGCCGAACTGGCAAAATGTGGATGATTCACAGTCAGGTAATTGGGTCGTTGTCAATGACGGAAACACAGTGACTTGGACTCAGGTCCTAACGTAAAGGAAATAACATGGCAAGCACCTATTCAAGTAACCTCAAGATTGAGTTGATGAGCACGGGTGAAAACTCGGGAACCTGGGGCACCATCACAAATACCAACTTGGGTACAGCGCTTGAGCAAGCGGTTATTGGTCTGGGCAATCCTGACTACACGTCTGACGCCAACCTGACCATCACCATTACAGATACCAACGCGGCCCAAGCTGCTCGTGCCCTGGTACTGAATGTCACGTCAGCTTTCGGCAGCTTGACTGCTACTCGCGAGCTGATCGTTCCTACTATCCAGAAGCAGTACATCGTCCAGAACAACACGACCGGTGGCCAAAGCATCACGGTCAAGACCTCTGCGGGCACTGGCATCACTGTTCCGAACGGCCGCAAAGCTCACTTGTATGTGAACGGCACCAACGTCATCCAAATGTTTGACTTTGTCAACATCCTCGGGGGCACGATTGACAATGCGACCCTGGGCGCTACGACTGCTTCTTCTGCAAGGGTCACCACGCTGAACGCTTCGGGTGCTGCAACTCTTGACGGCAATGTTGCCTTGGGCAACGCCTCTGGCGACGTGATTACTGTGCCTGGCACCATCGGCAGCAATCTAATTTTCACTGATAACACCTACGACATCGGTGCATCGGGAGCCACGCGCCCCCGAAACCTGTATCTGGCCGGCGCTGCTACTGTGGGCGGCAATCTGTCTGTTGGTGGCACGCTGACTTTGACTGGCGGTGTGAACCTGAACGGCAACGTGACCGTGGGCGACTCGTCTGCTGACACGCTGACCATCAACAGCACGATCACCAGCAACCTGATCTTCACCGACAACACCTACGACATCGGTGCCTCTGGTGCGACCCGTCCTCGCAACCTGTTCTTGGCCGGCAATTCCACTGTTGGTGGCAACGAGACGGTCACGGGCACCATCACCGTAGACAGCACGACTGACTCCAGCAGCACGACCACTGGCTCGATCCAGACGGACGGCGGCGTGGGTATTGCCAAGAAGTTGTTTGTTGGCCTAGACGCTAACATCTACGGCATCACAGTAGGACGTGGTGCAGGTGCTGTGTCTACCAATACTGCGGTGGGTGCTAGTGCTTTGGCGGCTATTACAACTGGCTCAGAATCAACAGGTGTAGGTTATTTTGCTTTAAAAACTGCTACAACTGCAATTGCTAATACTGCGTTCGGTGCATATTCACTTAGGGACACAACTGGTAATTACAACTCTGCATTTGGTCGTTATGCACTTGTTCAAAATTCAAGTGGTGCAAGTAATACAGCCATTGGTTCTGATGCCCTCTACTCCAACACCACAGCCTCCTACAACACTGCTGTAGGATATCAAGCTGGGTATTCAAACACCACAGGAACAGAAAGTACGGTTGTTGGGTATCAGGCTGGATATAACGCCACAGCAGGATACGGCACATTTATTGGAGTAAAGGCCGGGTATGGTCAAACTACAGGCGAC